CTATCAGAATCCTTTTGCTGATGAGCAAACACAAACTACAGGCGGTGGTGGTGACACTACTCCAGTAAGAATAGCAGGAACAGATAGAACCACTACAGATGGTAATTTTATTGCTACTGATGATGAGTATAATAAAATGACCCCAAGTGAATTAATTGAAAACTATAAACAACGTGGTTTTGTTAAACTAAATGACAAAGGTCAATTAGTAGTAGATTTAAACAGAGTCCAAAGAAAAGGTGGAGTACTAGACGTTTTACTTGGTAGAGTGGGGCAACCACAAGTAGAAGGACAGGCTTCTGTTAATAAAGTTATTAAGTATTTAGTTGATAATAATATAGTAAAGCAAAGTGATATATACGTAACTGATGGAAAAGGTGGAACTGGAAATTATACTTTTAATAGCGAAGTTGTTATACCAACAATAGCAAAATTTGAAGCAGATTATTATGGTATACCATACTCTGATGTTATAGCTCCAGGTTTTGGTGATAAAATATTTGGTACTACAGAAAGTGTACAACAATTTGATGATTTTATGGCTAAAAAATTAGCAGCATTTAGCACTGTTGCAAATAATGCTGTAAGTAATTACACTGAAGATAATTATCTAGCAGCGTCTGGTGTAGATGAAATAGAAAAAGAAAAAGCAAGAAAAGCAAAATTTGATGCAGATATAGCAGCAGAAAAAGCAAAACAAGAAATGCAAAAAACTATAAAAGAAGCTGAAGAAAGACAAGAGAAAAAAGACAGACAAAAAGAAGAATTTGACAATTTAAGTAACTTAAAACAAGGTGAAAGTTACACAGATGACAGCGGTGATACTTATACAAAAACTACCAGTGATAATAGGTCTGGTGATGATAGGGGTCAAGGATTTACATTTACTCCATCAAAAACTAGCAGTAGTACTAAAACTTATGCAAATAGAAGACGAGGGGGTTACACTGGAAGCACTGCGGGTAGAGGCGGAACAGCCGCTGCAAAAACACCATCTCGTAGGTCAGAATCTACTAAAGCAAATACAGCAAGAACTTCTTCAAGAGTAAGTTCAAGTGGTAGAAGACGAGCATACGGATTATAATAGGAGAATAATATGGCAAATGGAATGATGAACGACCCAAACGCTCCAATGGGAGGCCAACCTCCTATGGGAGAAGCACCTATGGGTGCACAACCAGAAATGGGTGCAGTGGATGACGCTGTGCTCGATATGCATTTAACAGAAGATGTTAAAAAAGCATTACAATCAAAAGGTGTAGACGTAAGTGCTGTACAAGATAGAGGCCCAAAAGAGCCTGTTATCGTTATACCTGTTTCAGTAATTGTAAACAGATATCAAGCAGGTACACCAGAAGAATCAATGAAACAATTTGTGCAAGACATGACGGCTAACGCTCAACCGCCTGCTGCACCACAACCAGTTTCTGCTCCGTCACCGATGGCAGCAGAAGCTCCTAATCAAGAAGGACTAGGAGCACCAATGAATAGGCCACCTATGACTGCATAGTCATAGCCCCAAAGCGACTCTAGGCCACCTGTTTTCCAACAGCACCAATAAGGAGGATAAAATGGAAGAAAATAAACAAGAAGAAATTCAAGAAGAAATTCAAGAATCTCAACCAGAGGCTTTTCTCGAGCCTTTACCTTATAAACGTAAAAATAATAAGGGAGAAACAGAGGATACAGCTACCGTTTCAGAGGACACTTCTTCAGAAGAAGAAGCCACTCCAAAGGAAGAACGCCCTGTTAACGCTGAAGAGAAAGTGTTTAAGAAACGTTATGACGACCTTAAACGACATTACGATTCTACAGTCAATAAGCATAAAGACGATGTTGAAAAGTTAAAACTTCAGTTACAAGAAAATGCTGACAAGATTAACTTGCCAAAAACAAAAGAAGAAGTAGATGCATGGAGACAAAAATATCCAGACGTTTATGACATTATTGAAACTATAGCTTATACTAAAGCAGATGAAAAAGCTAAGAAAGTTGAAAGCAATCTTAAAGAATTAGAGAGCCAACAAATGGCCGTTCAAAAAGATAAAGCAGAAGTAGAACTAGCTAAATTACATCCAGATTTTGGTGATATAAGAGAAGACGATAAATTTCATGAATGGGTATCAAAGCAAGATGCAAATATTCAAGGTTGGTTATATGAAAATACAACCAATGCAAAATTAGCAGCAAGAGCTATAGACTTATACAAAATGGATACAGGATATGGTAAAAAGAAAACTGCTAAATCGTTAGAGGCATCTAAATCTGTTACATCTACTAGTAAACGTGAAGTAGATACTTCAAATAAAAAGATGTGGAAGGTTAGTGAAATAGCTAAACTTAAACCTCAACAATTTGCAAAGTATGAAAAAGACATTGATTTAGCTAGAAGAGAAGGTAGAATTGTTAATGGTTAATCTTTAACTGTCTATAGGAGGACAACATGGCAATATCAAAAGCGGCAGGTTATGATAACCTACCATCGGGTAATTTTTTACCTATTATTTATAGCCAAAAAGTCCAAAAGTTCTTTAGAACTGCATCAGTCGTAGAAGACATTACTAATACTGACTATGCGGGAGAGATTGACAATTTTGGAGATACAGTTAACATTATTAAAGAACCTGTAATCTCAGTAAGTTCTTACACAAGAGGAAGTTCAATTAACATCCAGAATTTGGCAGATGACCAAATTCAACTTATTGTAGACCAGGCTAATGCATTTGCATTTAAAGTTGACGATATCGAAGAAAGACAATCTCATATTAACTTTGAGTCTTTGGCTACTTCTTCTGGAGCATATGCTCTAAAAGATAAATATGACGAGAATGTCATCGCAGCAATGTTTGGTGGAGCAGGAACTACTATTGGTTCTGATGGCTCTGGAACTGACGTAGGTTTTGGTTCTTCGGAAGAAGACCCAACAAACATTCTAGCAAACTCTGCTAGAAGATTGCATGCGGCAGACATTCCAACAGATAACAGATGGTTCTTAGGAACTCCAGAGTTTTACGAACAGCTTGGACAAGCTAACGCAAAAATAATGGATGCTTCTGTTACTGGCGATGCTTCATCACCATTAAGAAACGGAAACGTTTTAGATGGTCAAGTTAATGGTTTCAGACTATACATGACCAATAACTTTGCAGCATCATCAACTTCTAACTATTTTAAAGTAATGTTTGGACACATGTCTTCAACATGTACTGCAAATCAAATTGCAAAAACTGAAGTAGTTAGAGACCCAGATTCATTTGCAGATATCGTAAGAGGTTTGCATATATTTGGAAGAAAAGTACTTCGTACGGAAGCACTTTTTGCAAGACACATACTAATTGATTAATAGGAGGATATACAAATGGCAACTCATAGTAAAGTTACGGGTAGTACTGCAGGACATCCTTCTACTAGAAGGAAGCCTTATTGGGTAGAAAATACAGTTGATTTTTCACTGTTTGACCCTGCGGCTAACGACATAGTACAAATGTTAAATGTACCTGCTGAGACTTTAGTTATCAATGCAGGAATCGAAGTACTAACTGCTTCTGCGTCTGGTGTTACACTAGATTTAGGAGATGCAGGTGATGTAGATAAATATGTAGACGGATTAGATTCTACATCTACAGGAAATGGTGCTATCGTAATCAATGCATCAAACATTGGTCATGTCTATGGCTCTGCTGATACCATTGATGTAAAAGTGCTTGGAGCACAAGATACATCTGGTAAAATCAGAGTATGGGCATTAATGTGTGATATTAGCGGTTCAGATGAAACTGCTTCTAACAGTTCATAATTATAATGGGGGCCTTAGTGCCCCCTTTTTATCATGATAAAAATAGCAATGGCAATAATAATAACCTCAATGCCAAACTGGCCATCAGTAAGGTATCAAGGGTATATATATCCAGATATGGATACATGCTTATCATCTACTCAATTATATGTAGAACAATTCAAATCGTATGCAGATAGTCAAGGAGATTATGATGCTCATTTTGATTCTATATGTTTTGAAGTTGATGCATATCC